AGACCCAGTAAGACAATTATGGGACGAAGCATGGATAGAATCCAAAGGCGATATAGACCTAACCAATGCAAGAGTCGGTGGCCGTGCCACCAAGGCTAACCCCAACAAGGAAGATGTAAACTTTTGGCAGAGCACTGGTCCAACTTGGGTTCAGCAATATATCAATTGGCGTAAGGCCAACCCTGATTGGAAGATATGGATAACCCCACAGGGGATTCCTGCAATTGAACTTGCACTAATGCCTGTTGTCAATGGTGTTACTATCAAGATGATTATTGACCGAGTATTTGAAGTCAACGGACAACTTGTAGTGGTTGATTTAAAAACATCACAGCAACTACCAACTAGCAGTTTGCAACTAGGCTTCTACAAGATGGGCCTAGAACAACAGTTTGGCATTGAAGTTAATTGGGGCAACTACTATATGTCCCGTGACTCAGGCACAGCCTCTATGATTGACTTGCGTCAATACAGCAGAGACAAGATGGAGTATCTAGTTGATACTTTTGACAGAGCCCGCAAGGCTCAGATTTTTCTACCAAACACTAATAACTGCCAGTATCGGTGTGGACTCACACAGTTCTGTCAGTTCTCGACAAAGAAGGAAGATAAATGAGCGAAGAATGGAAACTGCAGGTGTCTTACAAAACACCGTCAGGGGACATGATAAATGTCCGTGCCAATACATCTGATGAACTCAGTGTATTACTTGAAGGAGTTGGCGACTATGCAACTCAAATTGCATCAGTTCAAAAGTTAGTATTAGGAGCGTATAATGCACTCCCTTTATCGACGCCGAGTATCACTACAAGCATAGAGCAACCGCAATACTCGGCTCCAACCCAGGCGGGGGAAGTTCCAAATACCTCAGCCCCAACGTGTCAACACGGGGCTCGCAAATACAAGGCGGGAGTATCAGCCAAGACGGGCAAGCCATACGCGATGTGGGTATGTCCGATGCCACAGGGCGCAGACCAATGCCGTCCAGTGAACTAAAGCAAGAGTTCTTTCCGTTTTAAATATTAGGTAGGGGGTAGCAATGAGAACGTTAGTAAGGTCAGTAGGCCGAGCATCAATCGGGGGCGAACCCCTACCTAGTTGCTTTAAAGCATTTGAAGCCAATAAGATTATTATCCGTAGGTCTGAGGTTTCAATGTTTGCAGGTGCGCCAGGGGCAGGCAAGTCAACGCTTGCCCTTGCGTTAGCACTTAAGACCAATGTTCCAACGCTCTATATATCAGCCGACACAAACGCTCATACAATGGCTATGCGCTTGGCTTCTATGATATCTGGTAAGAGTCAGAGCGATGTGGAACAAAAACTTAATACAGATATTGGTTGGACTAAGGCTGTCTTGCAAAAGGGTAGCCACATCGTGTGGTCGTTTGAGTCATCACCCACACTAGAAGATATTTCAGAAGAAGTATTAGCATTTGAAGAAGTTTGGGGCTGCGCCCCGTCAATGATTATTCTTGATAACCTTATGGACGTTGCCACTGACGGTGGCGAAGAGTTCGCATCAATGCGAGCAATTATGAAGGAGTTAAAGTATCTTGCCCGTGCCACTAACGCTGCGATTGTTGTATTACACCACACTTCTGAGGCTATTGCAGGCACTCCCTGCCAGCCTAGGTCCGCTATCCAGGGTAAAGTTTCTCAACTCCCTGCTCTTATCTGCACACTCGGAACGGTTGGCACTTCAATGGGTGTTGCGTCAGTTAAAAACCGATACGGCAGAGCAGACGCAGGTGGAACGCTTATGACTTGGTTAGCGTTCAATCCTGAGTATATGTATATCGAAGATATTCCAGAGAACTCATAATGATAGTAGTCTTGGGTCAGGATGAGGTTAGAGTTTGCACAATGCTAGCAACAGAACGCTGGCTAACTAAGATTGATTCAGTAGATAAACCTAATTACGCTGCTGGCAAAGCAGCAGGTAGATTAGAGCATGAACTACTGGCTAACATCAGAGCCAACATATCTGAATGGGCTGCTGCTAGAGCCTATAAAACTAACTGGAACTTGCCTTGGTATCCCAATGCTATGCACCCAGAGCGTAAAGATATTGCAGACATAGGTCGCATTGGAGAAGTTCGCACCGTAAGAACACGCGACGCTATTCCATTTTGGAAAAAAGATTTAGGTAAGATGATTATTGGAACAAAGATTCTTGATGAGGATTACTACACTCAGGTTAAGGTGTATGGTCACATCGGTCCAGATAAGTATGCTATAGATAAATACCGAGATGAAAGTATTGACGGTTGGCGAGTGCCAGTAGAGGAATTTTCTAATGACAACTAGGAAATCGCATAAAGCGAGAGGGGCAACTTTTGAAACTGATATACGTGATTGGTTCCGTAGTCGCGGGTATGATGCTGAAAGACTCGCTAGGGCTGGTGCGAAAGACGAGGGAGATGTGGCGGTCAGAGCCGACTTCTTTGGAAGTATCGGCATACTTGAATGCAAAGCCCCAGGCGCGGGCAACGCTATTTCACTCAGCGGTTGGACGAAAGAGGCTCAAACAGAAGCAACACATTATGCGGAAGCAAGACAGATTGACCGCAAAGAAGTTCTTCCAGCAATAGTTATTAAGGCAAGAGGCAAGTCCATAGACGATGCATATTTAGTATTGAGGTTAGGCGATGTATTCTGATAATGATTTACCAGACATAGTAATGGTGCTAGAGCACTATGGCGCAGTAGTTCGTAGAACAACAGGGCAAGTTAATATCAAGTGTCCGTTCCACGATGACTCCCACGCTAGTGCTAGTTTTAATACAAGAGAAAATATATTTAATTGTTTTGCGTGTGGTATGCAAGGCAACAGTTTGCAAATCATAGCGAAGCAGGAAAGGGTTGATATACGTGAGGCAAAATCTTTCGCAGAAGGAATTGTTGGCCAAAGCAACAGTGAAATACGCAGCAAATATTCATCTGGCCGAAGACTACCTAGCAAGTCGGGGTATAACAAGGGAGGTGGCTCGGGTAGCACGATTAGGCGTAGTCTTGGAGCCTGAGACTGGTCATGAAGCATTCCAAGGAAGATTATCCATACCGTATATTACCAAGACTGGGGTTGTCGATTTGCGTTTTCGCAGTCTTAATCCTGCTGTTGAACCGAAATATATGGGTATGACTGGCATGGAAACCAAGATGTATAATGTAATTGATACTGAACGAGCAGGCGATTGGATTGGGGTGTGTGAAGGTGAGTTGGATACAATTACTCTTAGTCATTGCGTTGGCATCCCTTGTATTGGGGTTCCTGGTGCAAACAGTTGGAAGAAGCACTATAACAGAATCCTTGCAGACTTTGAGCGCGTCTTTGTCTTTGCAGATGGAGACCAACCAGGAAAAGAATTTGCCACTAATCTTGCCAGAGAACTTCCAGTTACAATCGTTACAATGCCCGACGGGGAAGATGTTAATTCTGTCTACGTCAAATATGGAGCGGACTATATTCGAGAGAGAGCAGGACTAAATGAATAAGATTCCTCCTTGTCCTGTATGCCACGAAGAGTTTGATAATATCTTTGATGCAACAGACCATCTTCTCGAAGAGAATGAATCAGAGTTTGACCCTAAGTTAATACTACCAAATGGGTATTCACTAATGATTGGTTCACTACTTCGCTGCATTTATAGTATAGCAGATGACGAGAAACAGGTAAAGGATATATGTGAAACTACATACGCAACATTGTATGCAGCAGAAACTAATCCAGGAGCAATGAAAGATATTATTCAAGACATAGTAGTAGACCAAAATATGGCTAACATCGACGAGGAATTGAAGCAATTAATAGATGAAACAAAGAATGGAGAATGAGGAAATATGGCAGATTATTACACTAATAGAGAATCAAGGGCTGACCGTCACGGGTTACCAAGTAATTACAGATATAGCGAAGCAGACTCCAAAGGGAGAAGGTCAGTTGTTCCTATCCCTGACAGTTCAAGTCCCGTTACTAAATCAAAGCCAGTAGAAGATGAAAAGTATGCCGAAATAAGAAAGAAAAATGCTGAAAGCAGATTTGTTACTGATGTTACTTTAATCTATACAGAATTAGAAAATTTACTATTGTCTAAGCACGAAGACTATGGCCCAAGTAACATCGCAAACGCACCTGGGGGTGCACTTAACGGCCTCCGAGTAAGAATGCACGACAAGTTGGCTCGCATAAATAATTTAATAGACACCAACAAGAATCCTGAACATGAAAGTTTAGAAGATTCATTCAAAGATATGGCTAACTACGCAATCATAGGATTGCTAGTTCTAAGAGATAAGTGGGATAAGTAATGAAAATATTTGGACCTTATAAAGGTAGCAAACAAAATGGTGGCAGACCTATCTATGTCATCAAGCGCAAGAAGAAAGATGGCACCACTGAAACTACATCTACCAACAAAGCACGTCTTGATTACAAGAAGGCTACTGGTAAGAAACTTAAGCGTGACCAAGAAGTGGACCACAAAGATAATGGTGGTCGTAAAGGTAATGATAAGTTGTCCAACTTAAGAATCCTATCTAAAAAGAAAAACGTAGGATTAGAGAATAAGAGACGAGCAAAGTAATGAAAACTATTGTCTGTATATCAGATTTGCAAGTGCCTTACCACGATGTAGAAGCCACCAAGGCTGTCGCCCGTTTTATTAAGGCATACCAACCTGATACTGTCGTATCCTGTGGTGATGAAATGGATATGCAGACAATCAGTAAGTGGAGTAAGGGAACTGAGTTAGAGTTTGAACGCTCCATTGGTCGCGATAGAGACCTGACTCGTCAAGTTCTGTATGACTTAACCGTTGAACATATGGTGCGTAGTAACCACACCGATAGATTGTTTAACACTGTTGCAATGAGAGCACCAGGATTACTTGGTCTACCTGAATTGCAATTAGAAAACTTTTTAGGTCTAAAAGAACTTGATATCCAATACCACACAGACCCATACGAATTGGCTCCAGGTTGGCTTCTAATGCACGGAGATGAAGGCAACGTTCAACCTACTGCAGGAGCGACAGCACTAGGTTTAGCCAAGCGTTCAGGTATGTCAGTAGTGTGTGGTCACACCCATAGAATGGGATTAACTCATCAGACTCAGACATATCGTGGTGGTAAGCCACGCACAGTATGGGGTATGGAACTCGGGAACCTAATGGATTACCGCAATGCAAAATATATCAAGGCTGGGCTATTCACTTGGCAACAAGGATTTGGTATCCTTAAAGTTGATGGTAAAACTGTAGTGCCACAACTTGTTCCAATTATTAATAACTCATTCACCGTAGACGGCAAGACTTGGAAGTGGTAGTAAAGGAAATGATTGACTGGAATCGTATAGAGCCTTGGGATTATGTAGTCGTGGGCGTGGCAGCCGAATACCATAAGAAATATGAAATGGTTGAACTCGAAGACATTAAGCAAGCGTTGTATCAGTGGTTTGCTGAACACCCTAACAAGTTAGATACTTGGGAAGGCATAGGCATGAAAGACGCTAAAAACCTTATATATCGCTCACTTCGCAACCAGGCTCTAGATTACTGTCAAAGATGGAAGGCCAAGTCTGTAGGCTATGAGGTATCTGATAACTATTATTATGATACAGAATTAGTAGAAGCAATCTTGCCTTCAGTATTGCGTGGAGAGATTGGTGTTACCCATCAACTCAATCTGGGCGGTCCGTCTCGCCCATCTGCGCCTGCTGAAGGTGGTAACATCACAGTCATAATGATTGAAGTTGATTATGGGTATTGGAAATTAAACAAAGAAGATAGACGTATCCTATTCCTTAAATATGCTGAGGCTATGCCATTTGCTGAGATAGCCAAGGAGTTAGATATACCTAGTGAAGATGCCGCTAGAATGCGCTGTAACCGAGCCATTCGTAGATTGCTAAATCATATAGGTGGATACAAGCCTTATCGTGATGAAGATACAGTTAACCAAGAAGAAGCAACTGAAGAAACTACCATCGTTGAACTAGAATAAAATCCAACACAAACTAAAAAGGGCCAGCCAGCGTTATGCTGGCCAGCCCCTGTATGAATTTCATACACTTATTCTTGCAGTTCCTCTAAGTTCTTACTGATAGTATCTAGTGATTGATTTATATCAGCAATTAGTTTTGCTCGTAGTTCTTGGTCTTCGATTGACTCTTCCATTATCCTCCAGTTGAATAGAACCCGCCACCCTTGAAGTGAACAGGTGTTGCTGACCATACCCTAGACATAGTAGTTTGACAACAGGTTGGTTCTGTATCGTCGCCGAAACTACGTTCATACTCTATCGTGGCACTGCATACGTTGCATTTATATTCATATATCGGCATCGTTATCATTCTCCACTGTTGGTGCTGTTGCTACGCTATCACATAATGGACACCACATATTCATGAAATACATACCTATGGTGTCATCATCATCCCACTTAACTTGCAGGTTCCATATCTCAGAACCACACACGCATACTTTAATTGGCTCACCACGTAAATCCATAGCGGTAAGTTTTAGTTTATCAGGGTCAATACCGCCGACCCTAAATACATTCTTCATTTAATACCACCCTTCTCTTATGTGGTGTTTCCATGCCTGACAAGGCGTAAGATATCTATATTCGATATAGGATAAGCCTCTATCTATCTGATAGGTAGGCTTGAGTTTGGGCGACATATCAAGTATCTGCGGTATGCCACCAGCGTTCTTGCCCATTACTTTTACGTCATTGTATGCTTCCTTGCGCCAGTTTGATTCTCTTGTCCATAGTTTATCTAAGCAGGCCCATTGTTTATCTGCGTATACTTGTATCTGGTCCCTAGCATAAGCCTTACTATCTTCTACTGTCCATACTCTCTTCTCTGGAACCCTAGGCTCACCAACTTTATTTGCTCCTAAGATGATGAATAAGATTACTAAGATAAGCATTACAGGGCGTATGAATTTCATACACTACCTCCTTAGGTAAGGTTGCAACTTGTATAGCATATTAAGGGCATCCCCTTGAGGGGTCATCCTATGATGGTCACTAGGTTGCTCACCTGCTTCAATCAAGCGTTCACCAGCCATAAGCCCACCCCATATGCCATAACTTCTGTTCTCAAACTTCATACCTTCTTCAAGGCATTCGGCTTTTACAGGGCAAGATTTGCATATAGCCATAGCAGCATTACATTCTATCGCTAACTTCTGTAACTTTTCTTTCATACCAAAACTACCACGACCTATCTCAGGGAACCATAGGTCAGGGTTATCGTGGTCCCTACAAGCACCTTCTATCATATTAACACCCCCCATATATATATTAGTAGTATTATCATTAGCATTGCTGGTGGGCTAGCCCCGCCTAGAATACCTAAGCAGAATAAACCCACCGATAGTTTAATGAATCTCAATAGGCAGAGTTCATCTCATCATACAGAATGTCAGGGTCAGGAGTATCTAAGTCGATTTCTTCATCGGCTTCTACCCTAATCTTCTCAATCGTAGAGCGATACTTGTATTCTTCCCAATCGTAAGAGGCTATCTCTTCCGCTTGGATATCATCGTCAGCCTCAATCTCGAAGTCAAACTTAACCCACACTTCGACATTGTATGGTATTGCATCTTCACTTGGTATTGGTCTACTCACCTGTATCTCCTTCTGTAATACAATCGACTATGTAATCGAACTCGGGTCTAGTGGATAAATCTAGCAGGTCGGTAGGTGGAACACCATCCCATTCCATAAGGTAGCCGTCATAGATACTCCACTTCAGTCGGCCTTTGAAGTGTCGCTTTTCTTTATCAACAAAGTTGATGATTTTAACCCAGCCAGTATATTCTACAACGCGAAGGTCAACATCATACTTGCTTGTGATATCTTTTATCTTTACTTCGTCTTGCTGTATGAAATTCATACACCTTGCTCCTTACTTGTAGTAGTTGTGGTATTCGGTATACTGCTTGTCAAAGTCGAACCAAGTATCATTCTTACCACTGGCCGACCTTAGAGTGTAAGCGTGTT